TAAAATTTATAATAATATACCTAATCATTGTGGAGTTTATTTACAAGAAGATATTTTTATGCACCATGCAGTGAATCGCCTTTCTTGTAGAGAAAGTTTGTATCCTCTATGGATAAAAAATATATCAAGGTACGCAAGATATGCAAAGAGTTAAATTAGTAGGAGAGATTGCGAAGTTTGGTAGTAGTTGGGAAACCAATTGCAGAGATATTCGTGATATATTTAAACTAATAGACTGTCAAACCCCTGGGTTTCGTCAGCATTTAATCTCGGCTGCAGATGCGGGTATTGGATATGAGATAAAAAGAGGTGAAGACTATCTTCAAAGCGATGAAGAACTCTTACTATCATTAAATAAAGAAGATATAATTATTACAGAAGTACCTGCTGGAGCAAAAGGAGGAGTAGGAAAAATATTTGCAGCCATAGCGATAGTTGTTCTTGTTGCAGCAACAGGGGGTTTTGCAGGAGCAGGTATTTTTGGAACTGGAGCAGGAACTGCTGCAGCGGGCCTTAGTACGCTTGGTCAGTTCGCAATAGGACTAGCAACAAATTTAGCATTAACAGGTATTGCTGAGATTATGGCACCCGGCCCGGAATCAGACTCTCAGCAAGAAGAGGGGTACTTGTTTGATGGTCCTACAAATAATGTGCAGCAAGGTCTTCCTGTACCCGTTTGTTATGGAGAACTACTTGTAGGGGGTGCTCCAATAAGTTTATCTTTTAAACCTATATTTGAAGGTTATTCAGGATCGGGCAGAGCCCACGGATCTGTAGCCGCTTTTAATTTTAGACGTAATATTCCTGTTCAAGGTCTTTTAGGGTCTCTACCCAGTACTCCGACAGAAGAAGATGATAACCAGTTTGAGGTACAAAGCTAATGACTACAAGAATTGAAAAACAAAAAGCAATAGTCTATGATCTAATTTCTGCAGGAGAAGTTAGTGGTATTGTTGGTGGCTTGTCTGGTGTTTACTTGAATGATACTGCCATAGCTGACAGAGCTAGTATTGCAAATCTACAGGGCGGCTCTGGCACCGCAAATGTTAGTAGTACTAGTGTTAGTGCTGCTACTAAAAGTTCTGGTAGTGGTTTATTTACTGGTGTTTCTCTTGCGAATGGTCCTAGATACGTTCAAATAATAGGCGCAGGAAAAACTTCAACTCTTTCTACCGCATTAAAACAAAATGATGATACTATAATTTCTGCAGCAAATAATATTTTTGCATCTAGTATGATCCAACCTATAACTGAAGACCCTGCAACGGGTCCGGTGTATGGCTTCGATTCTCCTGTAAAGTTTTTGGTTAGAATACCTGGTGCTGGTCGAGGAGGAGGAGAGTATACAGGAATTATTACAAGTGTTGGAAGTTCTGGTAGTGGAACAGGTAATAAAGCTACTCTTAAACCTCCTATAGGAAAAAATGTAAATGCAGGTGTAACTTTTGAGATTGATGAAGTAAGAAAAATTTCTTCAATAACAGGAAGTAACTCTTGTACTTTAACAGCGGGCGTTACTAGAAGTGTAACTGGTGCTCCAATAAAACTAAGTCAATCTATTATAAACACTAGAGACTTATCTGCTGGAATAAGTAATGTAAACTATGAAAGTGCAAAAGCTTATTTCAATACAGGAACAAGAAGTCAACCTGCGCATACACATCCTGGAACTAATACTTCTGCGTCTTATACCGTTGGCCCTAACTTTGATTTAAAGTGGCATAGCTCTCAGGACACTGGCACGGGGCAAGCAACTTACTTTATTGATGCAGATAGTTTTTCTTTTGCTCAAAACTCAAAAGAAGAAGTTGATAAAGTAAAAATAAATATTGAAATGCCTGGGGGCCTTTCTTTTACATCAGATAACGGTAAACATCATCCCGCTTATATAGAATTACAAATAGTTTTAGAATATAAAACAGATCCTGCACAGTCTTCTTTTACAAAAGAACTTATACACGGCAGAGACTATGGTGGCTCTGATTTTGTCAGTAATGTACCTGGACCTTTTTTCTCTACGGGTATTAAACAAACACGAGACATATTTTATGGTACCAAACCCGGTAGTCGAAGAAGCTCTGCTGTAATTGGAGCAACACAACAAAAAACTGCGTTCATAAGAGAGTTTACAGTTGATCTAAAACCCTTTCAACCTCTAGTTGACTGGAGAATTGGTATAAAAAGACTTAGTCCTGAGTCTTCAGTAGATTATACAGATCAAGATCATAATGTTGTAGCTATGGCGAGAGTTAAAACCATAGAAGCAATAATTGAAGACAATTTAAGCTATCCTCTTTCAGCCTATAGCATTGTTGAATTTAGTGCTGAAGACTTTTCAAGTATTCCTAAAAGATCGTATCATATTCGTGGCAAGAAAGTAAAAGTTCCTACAAATTACATAACTAGAGAAGAGTTAGGGTCTAATGAGGCTAAGTATACTCGTAATAAAACAAGCGGAGCAAATACAAACAATTATGTCACTTGGGACGGCACATTTCGAGGAGATCCAGCCGCCTCTCAAACAGTAAACCAAAGAAAAGTATACACAAATAACCCTGCTTGGATCTTTTATGATATTCTTACTGATAAAGAGATAGGTCTTGGAGATTTCATAGAAGAAAGCGATATAGATAAGTATGCTCTTTTTCAAATAGCAAGATATTGCGATGAACTCGTGCCCGATGGAAAAGGGGGGCAGGAGCCCAGATTTACTTGTAATGTATACTTTGCTAAACAGGAAGAAGCATATAAAGTTTTAAAAGATTTAGCATCTACATTTAGGGCTATGCTTTTTTATGTTGATGGTTTAATAACTCCTGTTCAAGATACTTTCAAAGAACCCGTTTATACTTTTACAAATGGTAATGTTGAAGATGGTTTATTTAATTATACTTTTACTGGTCAGCGTGCCCGAGTAAATCAAGTAAATGTTACTTGGTCAAATCCAGATGAGCAGTTTAAACAAACAATTATAACAATTGATGATATAGAAAATATACTTAAACAAGATCGAGTTATTGCTAAAGATGTTGTTGCTTTTGGTGTTACTTCGGAGGGGCAAGCACAGAGAGTAGGGCAGTGGCATATGTCTACCTCTATTGAAGAAACAGAAGTAGTTAGTTTTAGTACTGCTGTAAATGCGACTTTTTTACGGCCTGGCGACCACATAAATGTTCAAGATCATTATGTAGATAATACGATTGCTAGCGGTAGAGTTAGTACTCATGCTTCTATTACTGCAAGTTCAATACCCTTAGATAAGCTAGTTCACCCTATAAGTGGTCTTTCTTCGGGTAGTTCGCATATTTTATATCTAATATTTCCTAATGCAGGAACCTACTTAGCTCAAAGTGAAGAAGTAACAATAAATAGTGTTGTCTATAAAAGAGGCTCGCTTATTTTAGGGGATGCTAGTGGGAATCCTATTACAACAGAGGCTCAAGCAGCAAATCTTGTAGATGATAGTGGTGTGGCAGTTGTAGCTCAGTTTTCTCCGAATACAAGAATTGAAAAAAGATTTATTAATACCACAACTACATCTAGCTCTGGTACTACTATAATTGGAACAAGCGCTTCATTTTCTAGTGCTCCAAATAAAGATGTAATATACGCAATTGGTCCTTCTTCAGAACATAGTACTGTAGACGTTAAACAATTTAGAATTTTAGGACTAGAGGAAGAAACAGAAAATCAAAAATATAAGATAACTGGTGCAATAGTTTCAACAAATAAGTATGAAAAAATAGATGCAGATAGACCCGTATATATTCCTGATTATTCTGAATTTTCTGGTTCAGCAGTAGATGTTCCTGCGCCACAAAGTATTAGCGCCGAGCTTGTAAACTCTGTAAGTGCTAGTATTGACTCTGCTGATTATGCAACAGATGCTATTATAAGTTGGTCTACTCCGGAAGAAAGCATTACTGACTCAAGTGGTAGTACACGCGATATTCCATATCGTTTTGTAGATAGATTTGAAGTAATACACGACATAGTGCCCGGCCCTCTACCAGATGGATTTTCTCGCATAGAAGTTGGTGCAAATACAAATAGTGTTCGTATTCCTAATGCTCGATCTGGAAGAGTACATATTCGAGTGCGCACTATTTCTGATACTGGAGCAAAATCTAAGTATAGAAAAGCAAATAGACTTTTAACAATTCCACCGCCTAATTTTAATAGAATTACAAAGATTCCTTTAGGAGGAACATTAACTACTAGTTTAGAGTTTGATTATGGTAGTGGAAAAGCTCTTTTTGAAGAAGCAACATACACTTATATTGCGCCAAGCTCTTTTAATCTAGCTGTAACAAATGGAAATACAAGTAAGACAGAACAAGCTTTTAACGCTATGTCTAATAATACTACGGCTTATTTATACTATGATCATAGCACTCGTGCATCTGATCCTTGGAAAGCTGTTCAAGTACATACTGACGGTGTAGCTGTAGATAGTAGTAGTAATGCGATTAATTTTAACTACTATAAAGAAGTAGGAGCAACCAATAATGGATTGTCTGCAACATCTGGTACAGTATCTCTTCCTCTTGGAGGAAATACTATTACGGGATCTTCTACAAGTTTTACTTCTCATTTTTCCGAAGGTGATTTAATTAAACTTACTTCAGCAGGGTCTGCAGGAACGCAGCAGGCAAATGCAGAATATTTTGAAGTAGCAGAGGTAGTTAGTAATACAAGTCTAATTGTGTCGCAGACTGCAACAAAAACACACTCAGGTGTTAATTCTTATAAACAGTCTTTAGTCCCAGACTTTGAGAGTGACGCTATTCTTGCACAAGTGCAAAAAAGCGGCACAGGCGTATATGCAGCAGAATTTTTCGTAAACTCACGAGGAAAAAGAGGCCCAGGAAGATGGCAAGTTCCTGTTACATCGCTTCCAACAACTACAGCTCAAGCACAAACGGCATGGGACAGTAACTGGGCCGATAGACCTGGTAATGCTGTTACTGGCGATCAAGCTACTTTCTTTGAAGGCACGATACAAAACTTTACAGGAACAGCTACCTGGAGTTATGATGGTTCAATTTGGATTAATCAAGCAGAGATAATTGATGGCGATCTTGTTGTAACTGGTAGTATCACCACTGATAAAATATTTGCGAATGCAATTACAGCAGATAAAATTGCAGCAAATAGTATAACTGCACAATCAATTGCTGCTGACTCAATTTCTACTTCTGAGTTATCAGCAAATGCAGTGACTACAGACACACTTGCTGCAAATGCAATTACTACAAATAAGATTGCAGCAAATGCAATTACTACCGCTCAGATCGCTGCGGGATCTGTTGTTGCTGAATCTGTACAGGCAAACTCAGTTGTAGCAAATCTACTTGCTGCAACAACTATTTCTGCATGTCACATTACTACTCAGAGTCTCGCTTCTTTAAGCGCAAATCTAGGTGCAATCACCGGTGGTACATTAAGAAGCAGTGGCTCAAATGCACCACCCGATGCAAACAGTGGTCCATCAGGCAATGAATCTGGCGCTTTCCTTGATTTGACAGGAGGAAAGTTTACTTTTGGTAATGTAAATAAAAATATTACCTTTGATGGCACGGATCTTACTCTAAGTGGTGTTGTAATTGATGCTACAAGTACTGTAAATGCTACTGCAACACCCCAGATGGTTGTAGAAGAAGACGGCAATCAAGAAGCAACCGATATTGGTATTATGAACTTTACAACAGGATTTAATGTTGTAACTAATAGTACTCGTGCAACCATTTCAATTGATGCTACAACTTCAAATATTTCGGAAGGCAGTCGCTTATACTTTACAAATAATCGCGCTCGAACTGCTATAAGCTCTATTGATACCGGGGGCTTTGGTAGCTTTAGTTATAATAGTGGAACTGGACAGATGACTTTCCAGGGAGCTTCTGCGTCTGATGTACGAGGTGTGTTGAGTGTTGCAACCTCTGGAGACAGTGATCTTGGACAGCTTACATATGATAATACCGTAGGAGAATATGCCTTTGCGGGACCAACTGCTGCAACTATACGAGGAAAGTTTAGCGGTGGAAGCGGTATAACATATACTTCGGGTACGGGTGCAATTGCTGTAAACACAAATGATGGTATTACAGCAACAGGAAGCGGCGTCTCTGTTGATAGTACTGTTGTTCGTACTTCTGGAACACAAACTATAAACGGTAATAAGACATTTGGTAATAATATTACTATTACTGGAGATTTAACGGTAAGTGGATCAACTACCACAATAAATACAACTAATCTTGTAATAGAAGATAATAAAATTGTTGTAAATAGTTCTCAATCCGGAACACCTGCTTCAAATGTTACAGCGGGTATCGAAGTAGAACGAGGAAGTTCCTCAAATAAATCTTTTGTTTACGCAGAATCAAATGTTGGAGAATCAGGGAATCTTAGCTCTGGTTGGACTTTTGGAAGTGAGCGAGTACAAGCAGGCACTTTCTTTGGTACATTTATTGGTGACATAACTGGATCGCCTTCTTCTCTCGCAGGACTTACAACAGATAATCTTGCAGAAGGTGTAAGCAATCTTTATTTTACTAATGCAAGAGCAAGAGGAGCAGTCTCTGCAGGAAACGGTATTTCTTACAATAGCAGCACTGGAGGAATAAGTGCAAATGCTGGTAGTGGTATATCTGTAACTGGAAGCGGTATAAATGTTTCCGGAGTTACAGTTGCCATGCTTGCCGGCTCAGCAGTTCAGACTAGTTCTGAGTCTTTTTCTGATTCAAACTCTATACTAATGACAGCGGCTGCTGTTCAAGATAAAATTCAGAGTTTTGGTTATACGACAAATGTTGGTGACATAACTCAAGTTACTGCAACAGCAGGACTAGGTCTTACAGGTACTTCAACAACTACTTCTGGAAATGCAAGTTTTACTTTTAATATTG